TGATGCAGCTGGGGTTTCGGCACCACCTCATCGACGGGGATTCGCTCTCGATGTTGCATTGGCTGCCGGAGCGTATCGGGATCGGGCGCGCCCGCTACGCAACCGCTGTGCAGATCATGGATCCGGACCGTCTCTCCAATCCGCAGCAGAACTTCGACCAACAGGTTATGCGGGGAGGTGTGGAGGTTGATGGCTATGGCGTGCCGACCTGGTATCACATCCGCCGCGCGCATCAGGGGGATTGGTTCAGCGCAGGCGACAGCGTGCGATGGGATCGCATTCCTAGAGAGACGGATTGGGGGCGTCCGGTGGTGGTGCATAGCTTCGATCATGATCGGGCCTCGCAGCATCGCGGCGTGGGTTTTCTGACGCCGGTGATACAGCGATTCAAGATGTTGATCAAGTACGACAGCACCGAGCTCGACGCGGCCATCATCAATGCGTTCTTTGCCGCATACATCCAAAGTCCGTTCGATCCCGACTTGGTCGAAGAGGCGCTGTCCGGCTCGGAAAAGGTGAGCGCGTATCAACACGAACGGTCGCAGTTTCACCAAGAGCGCCGAACGCGCATGGGCGATGTCGGCATGACGCACCTGTACCCAGGCGAGACCATCGGCACGGTCGCATCAAGTAGGCCGAGCAGCAATTTCGCGTCGTTCGAAAGCGCGATGTTGCGGCATTTTTCGGCCGGCACCGGCTTGGCTGCGCAACAAATCAGCCAGAACTGGGCCGAGGTGAACTACAGCGCCTATCGGTCCGCCATGCTGGAGGCGTGGAAAACCTTCTCCCGACGACGGATCGGCTTCGCCTCCGGGCAGGCCCACCCGATCTATTGCGCATGGTTGGAAGAATCCATGGAATTGGATGACTATCCGATGCCGAAGAACGCGCCGGAGTTCATAGAGGCGCGCGCGGCGTATGCGCGAGCCAAGTGGATGGGACCCGGCCGGGGGCTGGTCGACATCGTGAAGGAACGTCAAGGTGCGCTGCTCGGCATCGACGGCGGCATGTCGTCGCTTGAGGATGAATGCGCCGAGATTTCTGGCACAGACTGGCGCGACGTCGCCGACCGTCGCGCTATCGAAATGGAGCGCTACGAAAGATTGGGGCTGCCCATTCCCGCTGTGCTTCAAGGGGTGGATTCGAAAGAGGCTGCCCAAGTACCGGAGGAAAAATAAATGCGTTTTGCGCACTTGGGACAGCGGCTGTTCAACACGCCGCTGGCAATTCGCCAGGATAAGGCCGAGGTCATCATGGCGGCGCTGGCCGAGCGGCTGGGAGTTAGCCAGATCATGCGCTTGGACGGAGCGAACCTTCGCCCGATGGCCTGGGACGACTATGACGACGACCTGACCAGGCCGGGCGAGACGATTCGCGACGCCGGCTATGACATGGTGGGTGATACGCCGGTGGCCTGCATCAAGGTGCACGGCACGCTGGTGCAAAAGCTCGGCTCACTTCGTCCCTACTCGGGCATGACCGGCTATGACGGGATCCGGCAGAGCATTCTCAGCGCTCACGCGGACCCGAAAGTCGAGGCGATTGTGCTCGATGTGGACTCACCGGGCGGCGAGGTCGCGGGCTGCTTCGACCTGGTCGACACCATCTACGACCTTCGGGGTGATAAGCCCATTTGGGCCATCCTGACGGAGTCGGCCTATTCGGCGGGCTATGCGATTGCCAGCGCCGCTGACAGGATCATCCTGCCACGCACCGGTGGCGTTGGCTCCATCGGCGTGATCGTGATGCACGTCGATCTATCCAAGGCGCTGACAGCGTCTGGGGTGGCTGTGACCTTCATCACCTACGGCAGTCACAAGGCGGATTTCCGTCCGGAACTGCCGCTGTCGGAAGAGGCGCTGAACAGCGTCCAGACCGAAATCAACACCATGGGCGAGCTGTTCGTGGGAACCGTCGCCCGCAATCGGAACATCGCGCCCGAGTCTGTGCGCGACACACAGGCCGCCTGCTTCATGGGGGCGGTCGGCGTCAGCCGCGGCTTGGCGGACGCAGTCATGGCGCCCGACGCCGCCTTTCTTGAACTGCTGGACCTGCTGGGTCGGTAAACAACCTGTGAGACTACTGCAATGAAGAAGAAAACCTTTGCTTCTGCCCCCTTTGCTTCGCTGCTGGGCCTGGGCCGCGCTCGTAGCGCCCGCGCCGAACAAGACGACGAGGACGACAAGGACAAGCCCGACGACGATCGCAAGCAGCGGGAAGACGAGTCGGACGACGACTATGCCAAGCGCATGGAAGAACTCGACCGCGAAGACGACGAACGCGACGACGTGCTGGAAAACGGGGAAGACCCGGATGCCGAATCCGAAGACGACGGCGACGACAAGGAAAAGGACCAGTCCAAGAAGGCGGCGCGGGCAGCTGAACGGGCACGTTGCGCCCGGATCGTCGCCCACGGTCTGCGGCTGGGCGTGGTCCGCCAGGCCGCCGTCTTCGCCTTCGACACCGGGATGTCGTCCAAGGCCGCCGTGGCTGCGCTGGACGCCGGCCGGGCGGACCAAACGCCGCCGGCACGTCGCGGCTTGTCGGAGCGCATGCAAGCTACGACCGTTCCCAATCCGGGTTCGGGTGGTGGCGGCGGTCAAATGACCCTCGCCCAGAAGATCGTCGCGGCGGGCAAGAAGCGCCGCGGCGAGGCTTAATCCCCGCAATTCAGCCATTCAGGAGCAATACTCATGACGCTTCCCGTCAATCCCGTGGGGAACAGTCCCCAACAGCCCGGCATCCGGGCAGATGTCTTCGTCCCCGATCAACTGATTGCGGGCGGTCTGCAGATCGTTTCGCAACCCATCATCCTCGCCGCTGGCAAGCTGCCGCGTGGTGCCGTGTTGGGCATGATCGCGAGCAGCACTGCGGTCGCCAATCCCGCCGGCGCCAATACCGGTAATGGCACCATCGGTGCGGTTACTGTCGGCGCCGACGCCAAGCTGGGGAATTACCAACTGACGGCCACCGGCGCCACCACGTTCAAGGTGGTGGACCCGGAAGGGGCCGCGCTCGCCAATGCGACGGTCGGCACGGCGTACACGCTGGGTGGCCTGGGATTCACCATCGCCGCTGGCGCCACGGCGTTTGTGGCCGGCGATTCGTTCGTGATCGATGTCAACGATGCGGTTGGCCAGTTTGTTCTTTCGGTGAAGGGGGCGACCGACGGCAGCCAGGTCCCCTCGGCCATTCTGGCGGATTATTCGGATGCCACGGCCGGCCCGGTCAACGCCGGTGCATATGTGCAGGTCGAGGTGAACGGCCGCGCGCTGCACTACGACCCGAGCTGGACGCTTCCCGCGCTGACCGCCGCCCTGCGCCAGTACGCCATTCACGTCAAGTCATCGGTCTCGGCCGCCGAGCCGACCTAACGCCACGCGCCAGTCACGAGGAATGCCCCGCTAGCGGGGCTTTTTTCTGTCTGGACAAAATTGCACGGAGAGGACGAATGCCTTCCAATTTGATCTACAGCACCATCGACCTGATCCAGGTCGTTCCGAACCTTAAAACCGCGCAGTCCTTCCTGCTGGACCGGTTCTTCCCCAACATCGTGACGTCCGATACCGAAGAGGTCGCCATCGACGTCGACATCGGCAAGCGCCGTATGGCGCCTTTCGTCTCGCCCTTGGTCGAAGGCAAGTTGGTCGAGCAGCGCCGCTTCCAGACCAACAGCTTCAAGCCGGCATACGTCAAGGACAAGCGGGCGCCCGATCTGCTCAAGCCGGTGCGCCGCCTGATCGGTGAACGCGTCGGCGGTGACCTGACGGGCGCCGAGCGCGAGATGGCCAACCTGGAAGCAGAAATGTCCGACCAGGTGGATATCCTGACGCGCCGCCTCGAATGGATGGCCGCCAGTGCGTTGCGTCTGGGGCAGGTGACCATCGAGGGCGAAGGCTTCGAAACCGTGATTGTCGATTTCGGTCGTGCGTCCGACCTGACGGTTGCGCTGACCGCCGGTCGCAAGTGGACAGCCGCCAACATTGCCGCAGGCACGGCTTCGCCGACGAGCGATATCGACGCCTGGGCTACCCGCATCCTCAAGCGTTCCGGTGCGACGGTTTCGGAGCTGGTGTTTACGCCCAGTTCGTGGGCAGGCTTTCAACTCGATCCGAAGCTGAAAGGGGCGATCATTCTGCCGGCGCAGGCGTCGTTTGGTAATGCGATCAATCCGGGAACCGAGGTCAAGCAGGGCGCGGCCTATAAGGGCAAGTGGGGCCAGTTCGACTTGTGGCTCTACAACGACTGGTTTGTGGACGAGAACGACGTCGAGCGGCCGATGCTGTACGACGGTGACCTGGTCATGTCCGGCCCCAACCTGCAAGGCACGCGAGCGTTCGGCATGATCAAGGATCCGGCCTTCAACTACCAATCGTTGCCTTTTGCGCCCAAGACCTGGGTCCAGGAAGACCCGGCGCAGCGCTTCCTGATGATGCAGTCGTCGCCCATCGTCATCCCCAGCCGCGTGAATGCCTGCCTGTCGGCCAACGTCTGCGATCCGGCGGTGGATTGATGAGCGGAGCCACTAACCCGAAGGACAAGGCGCCGGCCGCCCCAAAGCTCGTGACGGCCGTGGTGGCGCACGGGCGGATCCTCCAGGCTGAAGACGGAAAATCGCTGGTGGCCGGCGATGAATTGGAGCTGCCGGCTGACGAGGTCGAGCGGCTGCAGCTGCTCGGCTTCCTGGAAGATCCTGACGCACCCGTGATCCGCCGGGACAACGGCCCGCGCTTCGGTTCGGCCGCTGGCCCGCAGATCCGCCGAGGCTGACATGGTTGATTTTGACCAGGTCAACCAGGCCATCAACGGTGCGTTTGGCGAAGAGCTGGTCTATCAACCCGTGGGCGGCACGCCTAAGCCGGTGCCTGGCGTCTTCACGGATGCCTACAAGACGGCATTCCAAGACGGTCAGGGCGGTGTCGGCTGGGTGACGACTGCGCCTAGCGCGGGCATTCGCCTGGCCGATCTCCCGCGTGCGCCCACGAAGGATGACCGCATCACCCGCAAGAAGACGGGCGAGACATTCCTTGTCTTCGAACAGCAGCCAGACGGCATGGGCTGGGTCCATCTGAAACTGAAAAAGCTATGACCACGACAAATCAACTGCGCGCTTTGGCGGTGCAGGCGCTGACGAACACGACCGCAGCAGGCTCGCGGGTGTATTCGCCACGCGATCAGGCAACCTGGGATGGCGAGTACCCCGTCGTTTTCGTGAGAACGGACGGTGAGGATGGTGTTTCCTTTGGCCGAAGCGGTGCTCCTGCTTTTACGGTGACTTCGGCGCTGGTTGTCGAGTCAAGGGCAGAGCACCCTGGTGAGTTGGACGACGCCGGCGCAGCTGCCCTGCAGGTCAAGCTGGAAGCCCTGCGGGATCAGATCAAGGCCGCTGTCATCAACTTCCCGCCGCTCATGCAGGAACTCAACCAGTTCTCTTACTTCCGCACTCGCATTACGGCTGGCCCGGATGATGCCGGGCACCACCTGGGGGCGGTGACGGTGGAGTTGGGGCTGGAGTTTGTGCAGGGGCCGGAGGACTTCTTCCCCGTGCCGACCAACCCCTTGGAAGGGGTGGATACGCGAATTC